CAACAATCATTGGCTTGGATTGTGGCTGAGATAGTTTGGCTACCAACATCACTAAACTGATTGGCGCAACGATTGGCCCAGAACTTGCTTTTCTAACGATACGCCATGAACTGTCTGTGCTTTTCGCACCGCAATTATTCATCTGCTGATCTAAGACTTCTTGTCCGGCATGTGCTACTCGTTTGTTGTCAATAGCATCTTTAAGGGTTGAGCAAGCGGCATAGAAGTCTGGCCCGACTATTGTTTCTACCATTACGCCTGCATTCTGTAATCGCTCAGCTACTGCGAGTGTGGAGTATCGATCGTACAGAACTAAACGTGGTTTGTACTGATCGCACCAGCCTTTGATATCGGCTGCAATTTTTAATTCATCGACTGAGATAGGAGATTCCCAAGTCTGAACAAGTGACACGCCAATTCGACCATCTGGCAAGATTTGACCTGCCATAAGAGCTGCGTTCCTTCTGCTCATGTCAATATCAAAGGCAAACATGGTTAATGGCCCTGGGAACATTTCCATAGAACGATCACAGATATCTTCCCAAGAATTAGGAGTCCAGGGAGATGTAAGGCTTGAAATCCATTGGCAAAGAGTTTCAGTTCTAGCAGCTTCTATTGTGGAAGTCGCAATCGTTTCTTCAATAGCACTTTCATCGATGAGATAGCCAAGACTAGGGTTCGCCATTGCCCACGCCTTACGATCCCAAATATCACAGAATGCTGGGGCTGAGTATTCGTAAAATCCCAAAGACTTAGGCGGATAACTAAGACATTGCTCATGCAAGTCATTTAGGACTTTGCTAAACGCATCACCAGCATTAGATGTAAATATGCGCTGCGAATTAGGGCGCGTTAATGTAACGCTCTTTGAAGCATCCATTGCAACTTCCGATACTTCGCGTAATTCATCGATCCATAGCAAATCAGCTGTGCGACCACGCGCTCCATCAGATGTTGCTGCTACAACTTCTATTTGGCCACCAGATTCTAAGATTATGCGTTCTTGACCATTGGTTCTATAAACGCCTTTCTTAACGCTGCCACCTTTAAGTTGAGCAAGAAGAAAAGCATTGCGTTCGATGATATCGACCATGATGTTAAATGACTTAAGTGCCATTGCTCGATTCGATGACATGATTAAGATATCTTTCTCGCCAAAGCAGAACAGGCCAGCCAATACACGCATTCTTGCTAAATGGCTTTTTCCGGACTGCCTAGCGATCAGAAGTAGAATGCTGCGCTTGATAAACATGTTCTTAGCATCCACAGTTAGCATGTCTTTTAAAATTAGCGACTGCCACTTCAATAATGGCATCCCAATACTTTCAGCAAATTTCTCGACCTCATCAACGCGAGATTTACCTTTAAGCCAGGGGCTATGAAGCCTTGGTTTCAAATCCCCTACAAGCTTCTTTTTCGTTTTGGTCGATGTTGTCATAGTTCTGGTTTAGGTTGCCCAGACATTGGACCAGCCTGGACTGTGCTGGTGGTTTTCGGGTACAAATTGCCCGAAAGAACAGGGGGGTGGGGTTTCGTGCGTAAAAAAACGCCTTCTGATTTGCTTCCCTTGCGTGAGTTACAAGTCGCACAACATGCAAGTAGGTTCTCTAACTCGTGACCACCACCTGACTTGCGTGGAATTACATGATCTACCTGAGTTGCAGTACCACCACAATACTGACAGATGTAGTCATCTCGCTTCAATACCCTGGCTCGTTGATCCTTCCATCGTTGTAAGCCAAGCTCTCGATGTGCGGGGTTCAATGCCATCCTTTAATCTTCCAATGATCTAATGCTTTGCATGTATTGGGTTGCTTACCTTCATGTGTCATAGTGTAACCGTACCTATGGCCTATGTATCGTAAGCCCCAGTCAATCTGCTCTAATGGGTTAGCATCCTTAAGCCATTCGCTCTTACCCTGTGGTATCCCATAGACCTGGTGTGTACCTTCTAAGTTACCTACTGCTTTCCAATTCCATGCACTTTCTTTTCCATATAGGAATGCTAAACATTTGTAATTCTTTACTGTTAATTGTCCTTTAGCATAAGCCTTTGATGTAAGTCTTTTATTAGGATCGTTTGTCGCACTAGCTGCTGATACAACGGAGAAGCATAGAGCTCCCCCGATAACGATTGCTACCGAGCGAACTAACCGCTTCACGGTTCGCTCTGAGCACCTGGTGTGCTCTAGCCCTCTGAGTGTACTGGTCATGTCAAATCCATTTCTATAAGTGCAGGTCAGGACGGCGTGTTGTAATTGGAAGGTGATAGGCGCAGTTATGGCAATCCGGAAATTGGACTTTATTGACCATACTTAGGAGCAGTGACATTCCCCATTTAACGCCAATCACCAAGATTATTTATCTGTCGAATAGAATCCTTTGCCCTTAAACACTAAGCCAGGTGCAGAATAGATTCGATTAGCTTGTGCGCCACAGCTGGTACATCGAACTAAATCATGATCCATAGATAGTTCTAACTCCATTTGTGTATTACAAATAGGGCAGCGATAGTCATACATCGGCATTAACGGCTTCTTCTTTCCCACAGGCTTTGCACTCCCAATGTTTAACTTTCCAATTACCACAATCAGTACATCTGATTAGTGCCTTCTCCCAGTCAATATCACCTGGAATCTTCGTGTAACCCGCCTTGCGTAATAACTGCACCAAATCGACTAATGACAACATGCAGACGAACTCACCGACTGATGCTTCCCCTTGACCATTAAGTCTGAAACATGCAAAGCCAAGCTTCCCTGATTTGTCTGTGCGTGCCTTGATCTGGCGTAGTGTCCCTTTGATGTCAAGTGAGTTACGAGCCTTAATCTCGATGTCGAACGGAACATTGAGAATGTCCTCGCCTTGACCACGACCGACACTAGCTGCGTGCCACCATTGCTGCAAGTACATGGCGACAATGCGTTCGGTCGCATAACCTCTATGCTTGCGCGATTGGCTTGCCATTAACGGCATGACATTTCAGACAGCGTAGGAATACTTGACCATTAAACTCTGGAGTAATAGCCAAAGGCTCATTGCATAGATCGCAATAGATAACAATATCTTCTGGCTCTGGGAACTGTTCTCCCAAGATTGTTGCCCTGCCATCGTCAAAGATTATCATGTCACCCATTATCTATACCAGCCTTAATTTCTGTGGTTGCCATTGACCCAAACTGTTTAGCTCTAGCCATACACGATCAGGTTCACAAGCCTTCTGTTGCCCTACTTGGTAGTTGCTAGCCTTGAACGGACAATCCCATGCAGCCCATTGCTTGCCTGTCTTGGCAGTACCGGTGCGCAGTATGCGTTGCTTGCCACATAAGCAGTTAGGAATATCTTTGTCAGTTGTAGCACCTATAATGTCCTTCACAGTTGCTACAGCTTCTTCTGATGTTATTGGCATTGCAACGGTTTTAATCGTCCAGGCATCGTCCTCATTTACGACAGGGATATATTCTTTGGTGGTTGTTGTCCGGACTCTAGCCATATCCTGTTGTGTCGGTTTGCTGGATGTTTCGAGTATAAGCGATAGTGCTCTTCCAATCGCTGACGTGACAGTATCTTCAACGTAAAACTTACGCATCGAAGCATTAAACGTACTTGCATCTCCAAAAGCGTAATCGACAGCAGAAGGAAGCGTATCCTCATGCTCTCTATAAATCTGAGCCGATACAAGGACATAACCCTTTTCAGCATTGAATTGAATAACATCGGTGACAATCCTTCCTACTGGATAAGCGGCCTGAAAACGTTTGATGCGAGAATTCACATCTTCATAATTAGATAGATCAAACATATAGTTCGTCCTCTTCTGTTTGTAGTTGTACTGCTATTGCCAGATACGCTATTGCATCGATGTAAGAATCTGTGTGACTTGGCGATTCTTGGATGCGTGAGAGCTTGACTTCGACCATTGCAAGTGCAGCTTGAGCATCTGTGATTGGGAAATCAAATAGATTGGATAACCTTGCAGAAATCCTACCCTGGTTAATTTTCGGATGACCATAGACCTTGCCACGATCTTGCATGATGTCGATTGCATTTATGAGAGCCTCAGTCGCTTTCATTTATTCTTTCCAGAATTCTTGTCTGGAGATTGAGCGACCGCGTGTGTATCCTTCTCGAACTCCATCTTTGTGGCCAGTCCAGTACCAGATGAAACTAGTAGCGAACATGACCCCAATGATTCCTAGTGCCTGTATCCAAATCATTATTGCCCTTTCTTGTAAGCAGCCCTTGCTTACCAGAAGAGTGTGACACAGCTAGTGAGATTTACCTGGGAGATTTAGATAACGAAATGGTAACAATTCTGAGTCATCCATGTGCGTATCTACATCACGCCTAATATCGTTATCTAGATCGTCCATAACGCTTGCCTGACACAATAAATGTGCCATCCTTTTCAAGATTTATGATGCTGACCTGCACATTTGTGCCAATCTCCTCGATGATAATAAAGGCTTGCTGCCAGTTCATCGTGCCTTTAGTGTAATGAGCCTGCCTGACATCCATAAGATGCCCTGCTTCCCATCCACGCAGGATACGGCCTATACGGCCTCCAGAAGCCTCTGTAAAGGCCGATTGACCTGCCCTGTGAGTGTGTCCACATATAACGCTAAGGCCCTGCCTACGAGCCGCATCAAGGGCTGTGAGACCAGGTGTAGGCTTTACGCTGCCCTCATCACCATGAACTGCCACGATGCCCTTTGCTATGGCATAAGGTTTCTTGTGGTAGGTGATTCCTAGTTCATCGAGTTTCATAAACTTTTCGAAGCGCAACTCAGGCAATGCCAAG